ACCATTCAGAGAGGAGAGAGCGACTACACAGTGAGAGAAGAAAGCAAGTGTACTCTCGAGTGAAGAAGGAGCGAAGAAGTGCAGAGTACGAAGAAAGCAAGCCACCACTCCCACACTCCCTCGATAGACAACGATACTCTACCCGATTGAGAGCGTAGCGACCGAACGACTAGACGAGCGAAGCGAGGCTAGGAGTGAGAGAGCGTACTGAGTGGAGCGTACCCATCTCCCCACAGAGAGGAGACAGGCACACACACGATACTCTAGACGCGACACGCAGCGCACACGCACACACACACGCACCTGCGCAGGCACACACACACACGCACGCACACCCGTACGGGGGCACGCGCGCGTGGTTGAGTGGAGGGAGGCCCTCGCTTGAGACCACTAAAAAGCGGTCGCTGTACTACAGTTACCGCGGTACACCCGTGAGTGCGTACTCACGCAATACACCCGCGACATCCCTCGCTACAATACTCAAGGAGGAGCCGTTAAACACGAAGGCGGCTTGTGAGTTACCCACTTGTGTAGCGAACGCGCTATTAAGTGTTGACACTAAACCACCCCCACCATTTACCCCTAGTACCTGAAAACCGGGAACCTCAGACCCTAGGTAGTGTGAGTTCAAATACACATTACCAGAAGGTGCGGATGGTGTACCAGTAGCGAGGGATGTAAGAGCCATAATAGGAGTACTAGTTAAACCAAGCTCAGGATTACCTAGTACACGACAAATACGGTCAGGTGCCGCAGAGTGCCCTACTGTTAAATCACCATCAGCCGTAGTCTGTGCCTTGACTATGAAGGGTATTACAGTCCCTGACGCGACTAACGAGGTGTCCATACCCTTAGTGTTAGATAAAGGAGCGTACACACCATACCCGAAATTCGTACCTGTAGCGGCGTCTAGTACCAGCGTAATACCATTAATAACTTGGCTCTTAGGTAGTGTAACCTGATGGGATATATTATTACGTGCGTTGTTTACTGACACAACATCATTGTACACACTACGTGTACCATCATCATGTACACCGGATAAACCACTAAGACTAGCTTTCATACCTATAACAGTATTACCTGTACCGTCAATATGCAAAGCATTACCACCACAATTAAAACCAGAACAACCAATCACAGTGTGTTTTGTTGGTAGCTCCTGCCACGGCGCTTCTGCTAATGATAAATCAGCAACACGCTCAGACACTGCACCATAATCAGATGCTAAGTCTAAACCATCATATAACGCCTGCTTAACATGGCAGTTGGTGTACGTCATCTCATAACAGCGCGCGGATACGCCATTTAGCTCGTTCTGGTATGTTTTGATACCCGACTCACCAGAACGATAGGGACTACAATTAATCGCCCCGCCTCGCTTATTACGTAAGTGCACTACCCCAGAGAAAGACCCGTTCCTAATACCACCACCGACCACCCAGTTATCAGTACCGTAGTCCGTAGAGTTGGTATTATTAAATACTATAGTACCCAACACGCCCTTACCACCCGACAGACCAGGGTTGAACACACGGCAGTCATTACAACCATAAAACTCATACAGGGCGTATCTACCCCTTGGCATACTCAGTACAACACCGTCTGAGTTATGAATTTCAAGTTTAGGGCTAATGTTTTGGTTCTGCTGCTCAGGCGTAAGTGTGGACCATACGTCAGCATCATTAACCGTTGGTTGATAGTAATGTGGGGCATTTGTCTGTACTAGTGATGCAACGGCTTCCTCAGATGTGTTCCAGTCACCAGTGCTACCCCACCTAGTAATAGCCCAAGGTGCTGTTACATTCCACATATCAAAACTATTAATAGTGGAACCGTAACCCAAGTGATTGAGTACAAGGGCAGTGCTATCTGATAATAATCTACCAGATGAACAACTCATAATTAGGGGTGTGTACTCAAAGTCCATGTTAATAGGTGTATCGATAAGTACAGGTACATCAATATCAATGGGACCCCCTGTAACCTTAGCATGTAACAACAGGTCAATAAGCGCCTGCCTGTTATTACCATAGTAGGATAACTTTCTTGTAGTATCAAGAAGGGCACCAACTGTAGAAGCACCTAAACCTGTAAGGTATGCACCGTCAGGTTGTGTTAACTCATTACGTAAACCTACAGTACTATCTATTAACTGTACTAAACTCATTAAATACTCCTTATCTATTTAGGCAGCGCTTGTACAGCTTGCTGCACGGATTTAAACTCATTACCAATAGCTTTGCTTTGCCATACCCGACGTTCCCAAAGCCCCCAACATACACGATTACGTTTGCCTTGGAGAAGTTGGGAGCAATCGAACTGCCATTTATTCTTTGTACCTTTAACTAACACCCAACCCAAGCCGGGGGATACCGAAGACTTCTTGTGTATGTAGCGCCATGACAGGACAGCAGCAGCAGCACCCTTGAAGTCACCCGCCATAAGACGCCGCTTCACCTGGCTGGAACTGAACCCCCAAATACCTACGTTGTAAGCCATATCAATACTACCGAGCACCGCCACGTCAGGAAGGCTCTCAGGAAGCCCCCCAAGCGCTTTGGCGTGCTCAGTGATAGATTGTATCAACTGAGCATCGCATTGCTTCTGCGTGGCGTACAGGTCTTTACGTACGCCCTTAGTCTCCCCATAGCAGATAGTCCATACACCGGCGCTATCCTTGTATGCTGTTTGGCTCAACCCCTCATTATGTTTCACAACTGCGGTGATACCCCCACCCAGAGCAGTAACCCCGAACAAGGCACCAATTATTTTATTCTTTAGGCTCATTCAGAATGTATCCTCGCTTAGCTGCTTCTTTACTGGCCTCAGCAAATACTTTAGAATTCTTGTGTTTGTAGTACCAGTTAATTAGGAGTGTCGCAAGGCCCATCAAAAAGCCCGCAACCATGAATATCATATTCCAGTTCAAGCCTCCCATCCAGATGATTAGGGTAGATGTACCCAGAGAGACTTTACTGTAGAAGTCACCAATAAGCTCACTTACCCAGTGACATGCATTTAACCACACATTACTTAGCATCCTCTTTCCTCCGACTTAGTGGCGAAGGAACGAACCAGAACACCAGTCCTAGGACGCTCGCCATACCTATACTGAATGCACCCAGCAAGGCCCACGGGGAGCCGTTGGTGACTTTAATAGAATCAGCCTGTACTAACCCAGCTTGGACTTGCTGCCCCTGCTTAGAAGCGTTCACAGAGCCTTGTACGTCCTTTACGGTTGTACTGGAGTCCACCTTAGAGTTCACACCCAAACCCTGTTTTGTATTCTCGGCACCAACTTGTGCAGTAACATCTGGCTTATTCGGAGAGATAGCGGATGCTACAGTCCCTAGCGCAGAGGTCGCTGAGCAACCCCCTAATGACAAACACAGCAGGAGTACGTATAACATCCGACCCATCTTATCTCCTTATGCGCCAGCGGCTGTGAATGCAGCTTTCAGTGCTGTAATATTAGTTTGGATAATTGCAATCTCAGCAGCAGTGAGCTGTGAGGAGTTCTGTACCAACCGCTGCACACCCGGTGCAACCTTGAGTACAGCATCACGCATAGTCATGTTCAGTGCCTGTGCTTCTGTGGTACCTGTAGTAATAGCCATGTATTCTCCTAACGATATAAGCGGGAACGTGTCCCTTGTACTGGTTTACGAACGGATTGCTCGTACCCCATTGGGTTGCCCAAGAACTCTCGGACAGCTCTTTGTTGCAGCTTCTCGGACTCTTTCTCCTCATCTACACTAATGAAGCCTTTTAGTTCATTCACCAAGTGTCCTACAGCATCCGCGCGGTCATCCTTGGCAAGGCTTCCCCGGTCGTACGTGATACCTGTTAACTGGAACAGGAGGGAGTACAAGTTCCTTTTGTTCAGTGGGTACTTCTGGCAGTACTCAGTATCCATTTCAATAGCACGCTCATGCAGAACGAACTTATGCCTACGGAATACTGGGCCGAGTGTATCAATGATACGCCGCTCCTTTTGCCCCTTAGCATAGATATCCCGTACACCAATGTGCGGGAGCTTACGCTTCGCTATGACGTTCAAGAGCACCATGCTTGCAGTACCATGTCCCATGTTAGCTTCCATTACAATATCGGTAATGCCGAATTCTTCACAGTAATCTAGCAGGACATTACAGTTCTCCTCTATTAAACCTCCTTGTAAACCGCCAACACCGAATAGGTGGATGTACGAGTTCAGTGCCCCGCCACATGCAAAGGCTACCTCATCCCCACCACAGCCCGCTGGGTCCACTACCATTATCTTGTGTTGATACGGGAGGAGTAGATTACCGTTTCCAGCAACGTGGTACAGCACCTCCTGCTTAATACTATCAGGAACGCTCTGTACGCGGTACTGTGGAGTCGCAGCGTAGTACAAGGTATCAGGAGCAGCGTCTGTTCCTAAGCACGCTACAATCGCATCTGAGAGCTTTATACGTGTACGCTGCGCATCAGATAGGGAAGTATCCAGCATGTACTGGAGTTGGTATCCCTCGGGGCCAAATTCCAGTTCCTTCTCAATACTCAGTGCCTCATCATAACGAGCAGGGTCAGAGGTTTCTCCACGAGAGCCATCAATACCATAGCCGGTACGAGCAGCACCTTTAGTGATAAGCTCTAGAATGTACGGCGCGAGGGTACTACCATAGCGCTGTTCTTCTTCCTCAGTAGGAATACGACCGGGCCAGATACGCATCTCGTACCCACGATTAACTAAGGTACGGTAAATACTATCCTTAGTCTGGGGTGTCCCTAAGTACATAATCCTACCATCAACACAGATGGCCCCAAACTCCTTGGAGCGGAGTAACAGAATTTCTCGGTTGGTAGCAGTAAGGCTGTTGTTGGTGGTTTCAATATCATCTGGTATTAGCAGAGTAGCACGCTTCCCCTGTAACTGTGCAGTGATACCCACACAAGCCACACTAGGAGACTTACTCACCGTACGTAAATCACAGTGGATATCATAGTGCTCATACGATGTACGGTCCCCACGAGAACGGTCTGGGCGCAAATAACACAGGATACCCCAACGCTCAATCAACTGAATGATGAGCAACGCTACCTCGGAGGCTTGCGTCTCACCCCCTGATACAATAAGTACCCACTCATTCCAGTCTTGTATAAGCCGCCACACTGCAAATAGGGCTGCTAGGGTACTCTTAGCCTCCCCACGCTGTGCTGCCACCATACATTGACGTGGCCCGTACTGCATGTACCTAGCAATATCCCGCTGCATAGGGGTTAGTGTGTACCCAAGGAAACGCATACCGAGGTCTGCGAAGTCTTCAAACTCCGAGAACACGGCCTGCATCATGAAGCCATACTCTTCCCGCAAGTCCTTGGGCATAGATGCAGGGCGGTCAGACCACTGGTTCAAACTCTGTGCGAGCAGATTCAGCCTACGTAGTTTATGCTCCTGCATGTGACTCCTTACTGTAGAATATGGGAGTACGCGTCATCCTCCAAAGCTGAGGTAAGTTTCGACTTACGCTCTGCCCTAGCTGCATCAGCAACACCCTTGAACTCATCCCGGATAGCTGCCATATCGTCAGCATCCATACTAGCACTAATATCATTATCTTTTAAAAACTGACGGATTACACCGAGGTTAGCAGCGGGAAGGGGGATACCCTCCTCCTTGGACTGCTTTAAGTCATCAAGCATAACCTCTGCCAGCATCTCATGTAGCTCTGCGAGCTTGCTCTGTGAAGCTGCCATACATCTCCTTATCTAACTCGCCTCGCGCGTACGTACCCATTAGCGGTAGCTGTACCTGTAAAGGTCGCCTGTGCTACAAGGTACACAGTGGTGGTGGTGCTTAGTAGTACTCGTCTTGCCATACCCTGCCTGTTCGAAGTCCCTGAACCAATCGTAGTGGTGATGCTGTACACGTCATACCACGGAGTAGGTAACACCCCTGTGGTGGTGCTGACACCAAAGGCTAGGGCGGTCACATTACCTGTGTTTATGATTTGGAAAGCACTTTCCAGTTCCCAATCGCCCGCAGGTAAACTAAGGCTGATAATATTAATAACGCTACCAGATACAAGGTTAGTAGCAGAACTAGACGCAGCGGAAGCCACCTCTCCAACAATACCAGAGGCTGCCGCCGTGCCTGTAGTTAACCCAGTAATACCCCCTGTCAGGGCAGCTAGGTTTGAGATATCGTTGTTGATACCATTCATAGCTGCGCCGAGGTTAGCACGTGCGCTAGGTGCGGAGCCAGCCCCGGTACCCCCATTAGTAACTGGGAGATTTCCAGTTACGCCCGGTGTAATGTTAGCTGAACCATTAAAACTCGCAGCGCTAGTGCTGGCTAGGTTAGTCTGGATTGTTCGGGGGGTAGCAAGTACAGTTGCTGTCGCAGCATTCCCCGTGTTGTTCCCCGTTCCACCCTGTGCAGCACTAAGTGGCGTGGTTAAACCAGACAGGCTGCTAATATCGGAGTTTGCACCCTTACTAGCCTTGTTACTAACCTCTGTGTTAGTGACATCAATCTCATCCTGTAGGTTTGCCTGTACCGCACTAAGCTGTGCAGTAGTGGCAAAATCATCATCGTTCTGAATGTCTTCCCCTAGCCGGGCAAAGACCATCGTGCCTAGTGGCACGGGGTCTGCAAGGAGTATCTGATTAGCCACTACGATGTAACTGTAGTCCGGTGTCTGGCATACTCCGTTGATGTACACTGCTGCCTTGGTGAAGTTAAAGCCGGGTGTGAACGTGTCCGTCGTACTAGTGCTCACTGTGTACCACGGATAACTAGAAGTGGCCTGAACGAAAGTATTCTCAAGGGAGGCTAACCGATTATCTTGTACAGCCTGCGATGCGGCTACTGCTTGGTCCTGCGCCTGTTGACTAGCATTAAAGTTAGCATTCTGTGCAGTATTAGCAGTATCTACGTACTGTTTAGTAACCGCATCCCCAGGGTCGGTAGGTTCCCCCAAGTTCTTAATCTGAAAACCGTGCATATCCAATGGGAAGTACAGGCCGGTAAGTCCATTACCCTCAGTGAACTCCTGCGCAAGGTAAATCATCTGCTTGAAGTTCTCATCAAGGGTTTCTCGGTTAAACGCCGCACCCCCGTCATAAATATTAAAGGCACGGTCAATATCTGTATTACGGCGTACAGTAATGTAGCTACCTACTGGTACTGGGATACCAGTCAGCAAGTTGATGTGGGTATCCCCATCCCATTGCCAATCAGTACCCAGTACAAGTGGGGTCAGTTCCAGATTACGGTACAGCGTGATATCATCTTTCTCAAAGTACTCGATGCTCAGTGCAATTCGAGTTAGAGTACCGTCTGATACGGCAATCTGGACTGAGTACATTCTATCTCCTTATTCATCATCATCTGCTAGGCTTGCACCCATTAAACGCATACCCGGTAGGATACTCAGGAATGGTACGGCTTTAATCAGACTCTCTGGATTAGTCTCGCCACTAGCAATACTGCTCATAGCAGCGTGCATACGGTCTACCAGTGCCAAGGCAGCAAGGTTATTACTTGCTCCGTTAGCCCAGAAGTCTACAGCAAAACCCGCCCAACTCATCATAGGCACCTGCACCAACGCACGCTGTGCGACACTCTCCGGTGTTACTGGTTTACCACTGATAGCAATACTGGTAGCACTACTTAATGTCACCAGTGGCATCTGGTAGGCCAGCGCAATAGCTACACCTGTTGCACCGTCCAACTTAGCGGTACGGCGTAGAATCTTGTTCCACGCACCTGCTACGAACGTCATGTACGGAAGGATTACCCTACCTACAGAACTGAACTGCATCCATGCTGGAATCTCGCCTAAGCGGTTCTCCAGTACAATGCTATCCGCCATGTTATGTGTAACCGCCTCAATGTCCATACGAACACTATCAGGCCATTTACGCATGTCAGGATTAGCAGCAGTTGCCTTACGTAGCTCGTCCAGTAACTGCTGGTTCAGGCCAAATCGCTCCATAGCTGTAACTGCACTAGCATTACCGGCAATAGCATCATCCACTGTATCCGCAATAAGACCGGAGACTAATTTAGCTTGTCCACGGCGAATGAACTCCATGCCGTTCACAAAGCGTGTTCCCTGCCCCATTTGCTGTACATATCGGTGTGCTACCCCCAAGGAACCAATGTCGCGGTTATCCTCTAAGTGTGTTAGTACACTACGGTACTTACCAGATAGCACATGGCGCGCTTCGATAACATCCTGTAGTCGTGAGCCAAACTCAGCAGATTTAGCAACATCCATTGCATTACGACCAAACGCTGTGCTACCGAATGCCTTGAGTGTCTTGGTGATACCAAACTGCTGTAGCATCAAGCTCATGTCTGCCAACTGGTAGATACCAGAGTTAGCAAGGTTCAAGGCACCACCAATGATACTAGCACTCCGCAGGATATCTGGAACATCTTCCCCAGTAGGGTAGCCCAGAATCTGATTCATGGTATTATCAAAGGCATGTAGTGCAGCAGCAGGGTCTTGTGCCTCAGCAGCAGCCTCATCAATAGCCTTCACAGCATCGCGCAGGTCAGGGAAGCCAGCCTTAGCTAAACCTACACGACCAGACATACGACGGCTGTAGCCCTCCATAAGCCCCATCACGTCGTTGTTTACGAACATACTAGGGGATATCATATCACCAGACTTAGTAGTGTACTGTGCGGTCATATCGAACTCAGCACGACCACGTAGGTTGCGCACTTTATTCGCCTGTTCCCCAGAACCTTTAACAGCATCCAAGAACGCAGTGATGGTTGGGTCAGATGCACCCAATGCTTCCAGTGTATTCTCAATATCATCATATGACATACCTGCAATACTCTGTCGGTACCCTTGTACGTGTGCTGCTTGGTCCTGCATGTTATCAAACATCTTAGCACCAAGCTTGCGTGCAGTCTCTGGAGTAATACCGTTCTGTTGGAACATACGGGAGAACTGCTCGGTGTACATACCTACTATATCATCTTTAGTAACCTGTCGGTTATTACGCATGAAGTCATTCAGCTTGTTACCACTGTGCTGACGAGGTAGGTAGTACGGGGATTCCCGCACAGCGTCAGCACCATTGATACCAGCACCTTTAACACGAGCCAGTTCATCCTTAGCCCAGTTTGAGTTCACGAAGGCATCCACCATGCTGTTAACCCGCGGGTCATTACTAGGTTGGATACTCTGCCCCTTCAAGAAGCGGTCGTGGTTCTCTGCTAGTTGCTGGTACACCTTCTGGCTTAAATCACGCTGTGCTTCACGGTACAGTACCGGATGACGTAAGCGTTGCACTAAAGGCCAGTCCGCACTGAGTGCCTGACGGAAAGCATCGTCCACTTGTACAATAGATACGTTAGAGGCTAGATGAGCAGCACGCGCATGGTGTGCAGCCGAGTTAGCCTCAGTACCCGTAGCATCTACTACCAACTGGTCAGCCAGTGTAGCAGCTTTAGAGCCAAAGGATTTCAGACGCTCATACAGTGAGAAGTTACGGTTCAAAGCACCCATAACTTTATTATTCATTTGAACAATGCTCGGTGCTTGTAGTACTGTACTTTGTAGGTCTGGTACAGGGCTCGCCTGTCTATTAAATACTACCGACTTATCCACGGAAGGGTTGTTTAGTAAATCTTCAAACGCGTGGAGTGTATTATCAAAAGCAGTTCCTTCAGGTGCTTTACCAGTGATTAAACCCACCACCTTGCGGACTAGCTCAGAGAATACATTACCCTCAGAACCCGGCATACGCACGCCCCTAAGAGCTGCACGGAAGTCAGCAGAGTTAAATAACTGGGCTACGAATTCATGTGTACTATCTAGGCCATACTTAACATTGTGCTTAGCACTGCTTGTGATAGGCGCACCAGGAGTACCGTCTAGGTTCTCTCGTACGTACTGTTGAATCTGCTTAATACGCTGCACAGCATCAAACTGTGGCCCCTCTGTAATTAGACCCCACTCTACTGCTTGTATACTACGCGCAGTTTTAGCGTGTGCGGCCTCATGCAGCAGTATTGTCTTATCATACACTGGCATACTTTTTATGTGGTCTTCAAGAGTACCGGCAGTAATGCGTCCAGAGCGATTAGCAAAGGTACCTGTAATATCTCCGGTAGTAGCGAGGGTAACGCGTGAGCGAGAACCTGCACCACCGGTCTTGAATACAACGGGCACGGCGTCATCCAGCTCTAAGGAGCCTAGGAGGGCACGTCCAAGTGCCTGTATACCCGGAGGTAAATCATCGGAAATATTTAGTAAGGTACGTACAGTGTTCGTCATGTCTGTACTAATCTGACCACTGGCACTAGTGGTTACTTGTACATGTGGGCGGTTGGAGTAAGTATCAACCCGTAAATCCGGATAGTCCTCATCCGGTACAGTCCTAGTAGGCGCTACCTCTGGAGTATCACGCACTGGCGGTACTGGGCTATCTCTTGGTGGGACTACAGTACCACCCGCATCTTCCGCAGCACTTACCCCGCCACGAACAGCCCCCTGCTCTACATCCTCAACCTTGGCTACCTTACGGATACCGGGAATTGCACTCATAGCGATACCCACACTGGTACCAACCACATCGAGTGGGGTAATAGTACCGCCATAAGAGGCAGCGCCCAGTAAGGCAGCATTGGCACTCAGGCCTACTGCAAGGCGTGTAGCGCGGCTTACCTTACTTAGTATACCTACACCACCACCAATAACCATATCAACGTCTAGCATACTCGCAGCGACTGTAGTGAGCATGTTCTGCCCCATAGCGTCGTAGTTATTTCTTGTGTCTTGTACTTGTGAGCGGCGTTGTGCCAACTCAGCAGAAGAACGAGCATCTGATAAGAACTCCAGCTCATCTGCGGTGTACTGTGAAACAGAGTCTCCCAAAGCCTTACTTGGCTCGAAACCAGCTTCTGTAGGGATACTAGCGTACTCCACACCACGTAGTGCCTTGGCACCAATGCTTTCGCTGAGTGTGGCTTTGAATGAATCTGTAACGCTTGCCACAGGCTTTTGCATAGCCTGAACAAGTGCGGAGGGGTTCTGCCCCTCCAGCACAGTGTTGTCTGGAGTAACATACCCACCCACAGCCGGATTAGCGGATACAGCAGCAGAGCGTGCGTACGCGGTGCTATCAGGGCGTAAGTGAATCATTGTTGCTCCTTATTTACTTAGGTTTGGATTGTTGGTTCTGTACGTTACTAAGGAACCGAGTAACTGGTACCGGTCTACGTTCCTACGAGAACCTGCCCCTGCATCCTTGAATAACGGAGTATCCTTGAATGTTGGAATCTCCTGAACATTACCGTACAGTGCAGTCTGGATGTACTTATCAAATACATCAGAATTACCTGAGTGATACGTAGTCTCAACCAAAGCATTGTAGATATTGTTCTGAATATATCCCGGCAAGTTCTTGTACTGCTCCATCTTAGGCATGACTAGAGGATACACTTTATCATTCAGGTACATGTTGAACTTATCAGCAGCTACCTGTGGGGTATCTGTTGCTTGCTTCACGTACTTATCCTCATTCAGCTTAGCACCAGTAGTAGGATGTACACCAAGAACACTAAAGCCCTTGGACGGTGTATACCCTTCGTACGACACAAGCTGATTCACCGCACCCATAACTACGTTCTTCTGAATGCCGAAGCTGTTACCAGCATTGAAGCTAACGAAGCCCGCACCAGGTACGTTCAGGTTCCCCTGTGTTGTACCAGAACCATTCTGGGTTAGTGTGTTCTGCACACCACGTACAGTGTTACGGAAGTCTGCGGCAGGGATACTAGCACGGGTTGTACCAAGCTGGTTCTCTGCGTTCACCCCTTGGAAGATAAGTTCCTGTGTTAGTGGGTCATAATCCATCTGGACAGTCGTAGCTTGTGGGTACTGCTTCTTGAAGTTAGTGACAGATTCAGTTAGTGCTGATTCAATGATACCGTTGTCGGTACTACCAAACACTTTCTGCTTATCACCTACTTCTGGTAGAACCAGTAATGCGCCATTGTCTGTACCATCTTTAACACGTACTGTACGGGATGCAACCTTACCCATTAACCAAGACTTCAAGTCATCCCCTACTAGGGCTGGCAAGGAGCCTCGTTGCTGATTGTACACGTACTCATTATTCATAGCACTATTGACCTGCGATACACGAGCTTGTGCAGCCTTCTCATCAGCATCAGAAGTGAATACCCAAGACTGAATACCGAGCATGTTCCGGTTGCGTGCATCCTTACCTAAGCCTAGGTCAAAGATACCTGCCGTTACATCTGCCTGCGTGATACTAACATCCGCGGGCATATTCGCTGGTAGTGCTAGTACTTTACCAGAAGCAATGTCCTGCGCACGCTTACCTACAACATCAGCTAAGTCACGGGCATCTACGTTCTGCCGAATACCATACACCACTGGGTCAGGTAATCCAGACAAGAGTTGGTTAGCCTGTACTTGGTTACCCGCAGCCAGTGCGGATTGATATGCAGCCTGTAGATTCCCTAGAGAACCCACTACTGCTGCTGGATACAGTGGCTTGCCATCTGCGTCCGTCTTAAGGTTACGCCAATCAATCCCAGAGAGGGACTGTGCATCCTGCTGCATCATCTCAATACCAACACCAGTAATATCCTGAGCACCTGATTTAAGACCACGCTGCATTAGCTGTAAACCACCACCTGAGTAGCCTTGACCGATTGTTGCGTACATCTTAGTGAGTTCACCCTTAACCTTGTCAAGGGACTCTCCGGTACCCGCTGCAATATCTGAGATGGTTACGCCGTTAGTATAAGCCAATTGCCCTTGCTCAGCTTTCTGCATCTTCAAGCGACGCTGAGATTCAGCATCCACCATTCCATACCCTGTGCCGGGAGATAATTTCTTCTGTTGTACAGCTTGCATTACGGTACCAATGTACTGGGCCATAGGATACGCTTCGTTTAGTGTCTTGTAATCCGTAACACTGTTTACTCGGGAATTGTACTCATACAACTGTACGCTTTCATCAGAAGCACGCTGTTGGTAGTACTGCTGTGCGCTACCCATAATCTGAGTCTGTACATCCGTGGGCATGTTCTTGAATTCACTGAGACTCTGCACATACCCTGTAAGGGCTTGCATGTCCCCAGTGCTGTTAGCATTAGCAAACGCATTCACTACAAACTGAGAGGTGTATTTAATCTTGTTCTCTGCGGTGATACTATCATCATGTGTCACAGAGGAGATAAAGCTGTTTACGTTCTGCAAGGCCTGTTCTGTATCACCAGACTGTTGCGCAGTCACGAAGTCAGCAATAGCAGCGTTACCACGGGCACCCCATGATTGCTCTTGGAGTACAGCCGCGCGCTTTAAGTTCAGGTCTTGATATGAGGCATTAGCAGTATTGCGAGAGTGCTCTACAGAGCCTAGCCACGCCTGCCAGTCTTTATCGTTAAGGTTCAGCCCCTGAGCACCTGCTTCCTGTAGAAGCTGGTTAGTCTGTTGCTGAACATGTACATTGAATTCTTCCGGGGTCTTACCGGAGTTTACGTACTGCTGGGCAGTGTTCTGTAAACCTAACTGGAAACTAGCGAGGGCGCTGTTCACACTAGCAGAGTTGTACCCCTGCTCGTACGCTTCCTTAGTAAAGAAGTTGCGTACCTGCTTCTCACGTCCCTGTTGACTATCCTGCTGGCCTTCTAAGTACCCTTTAGCACTAGCGGTCTGCTGAGCAGCCTGTGCAGTCTTAACAGAAGCAGGGAGTAGGTTCTGCCAGAACTGGCTTACTCCCTGTGCTTCTTCTTGTGGGGCACGATACACCGGTTGGGCAACACCAGAGCTCTGGTAGCCAGTTAAACCCGGAACCTGTACTCCGCCTTGTGTTGGTTGACGAACCGGCATGGTATCTCCTTAAACGTTCAATCGAGTTGATAAGTTATTACTACGTGTTGGTGGGGCTGCTTGACTAATAGGAGCGGGCTGTTGTGTTCCCGAGTTACCTCCGAACCAACCTTGACCACCTAGCTTATTAGCCACCATGCTTGTACCAATCTGACCTACAGCGGAACCTGTTGCTGCCCAATCGGTACCCAACGGATTGGATAACTCTCGGATACTATTCCTAGCTTGGTCTACAGTGTTCATCACGGAAGAATCCAACGACAGCTCAGTTAGCTCTGCGTTCTGCATAAGGTTACCCTCAGCGGCAGCGAGTTGAACACCCACCTCCTGTAAGTTCTGCTCTACACTAGCACCCATTGTATCTGTAGCGGCTGCTTGTAGATTCCTTGCAGAGGACTCCCCTGCACCTTGTCTACGAGCGGCATCCAGTGCCTGTGCTGTTTGGGCACGAGCCGCACTACGCTGCATGTTAATCTCTGTAATCTGACGAGCAGAGGCAGCGCGAACTGCCTCGTTGTACTTCTGGTCAGCCTTGTTCTGGCGTTTCTGTGCCTTGGCATCCTCCGCGTACTGTAATCCCCCACCAACCATCTGGGCAGCGGCGGCAGCAAACATCCAAATCATATTCTTTTCCTCCGTGCCCTGTATTGCAGGACGTACTCAATATCTAGGATACATAAGTCGGTATCAGCATTAGCCTCAAAGGTAGCCACAGTATCCTGTGCTTGAGCACGCACCGGTATAATAGCCCGACCTAATGATGCATCGGTTGGGTTATTAGGCAACAGCTCAGTGCTACTGTACACTAGGCTGGAGTACTCCCCATCTGTTAGTGTTCTAGAGCTATCCGTGATTACGGCGTGGAACTCTCCAGAGTCTTTAAGGGTTAACTCGTATCGTGTTAACAGCGTACGGCTAGTGCCTATAACAACACCATTAGCATCCCGCACCAGCGGGGGCGTAGGACTGAGTACACTGGTGTAGCGTAAGCCCACGAAGTACTCCCCGTCTGGAACATTACGTACTGTGGTCACAACAAAGGTGCTTGGATTGATACTCTCGTAACCTACCCACATTCCCCCCATGCTTGTATCAGCAAAGGTAATGAACAAGCGTTCCCCAGCCGTTACAGCGTCTCGTAAGCGTTCCGGTAGGACGAACTGTTTATTGGTGATAGTAACACGCATGTACACATCGGAGAACGGACGTACGTAGTTGTTAATAGTGGTACCCGCTTGCGGTTCAACTGTAACTACTAGGAGTGCTGTGCCGTCCCGTAGACCGATATAAATCCTGTCACGTACAAACCAAATACATACCACGGGGTACGGTAATGACCATTGGTGCCAAGCACTCTGCACTTTCTCATCACCCGACCATAAATAATCTTGGATGAACAGGCTCCGGTTATCTCCCGTACAGACAAACGCACTGGAGTTCCCGGTGGTACTGGATACAATACTACGTATGCGTCCCGGTAAATACCTAGGGATATGTGCTGTAATATCATTGCTGGTGTATTGGGAGTCCGTAGTGTTGCTTGGGATAATCTCCAACACACCTGCAAAGTTCTCAGTGCGGGGCATACTGTACAACACAGAACGCCCTACCACACCCGGCTGAGCGAGTGTATCAGTGGTGTATCCAGAGGTGATAACTATCTGCGCCGTCTGCGGAGTGATAGCAGCATTGCTACTAGGAACCACCGCCTGACACGAACGAGCAAACAGGAGTAAGTCCTTGTTGAACTGCACACAGTGTCGGAAGTTAGTACTTGTTGCTGCGCCTGAGAAGATATTAATAGGGTCGTCTGAGAGCAGTGCTGTTACTGTACTACGGTACCAACGCAGGGGATTCCCTGCTGCTGACATACACACCTCTGGGCCAGCCAGAATAACTAGGCGGCCTTGGTATGCACCGAAACCAGTTACCCCATTATCAATAAAGCCGGGGTCCTCGTTAGTCTCATCAGAGCCTGCTAGGCGGCCCTCGTAAGCTGGGGTTTCTACTGTGTAGACATCACCCAATGAGATACGAATAGGCATATTGGAGAAGCCTGTAGGGCTTCCGTACGCACCGGCTTCTTTCCATACGGAGGTAGCGGAATCATACTGGTACCACACAAAATTACGCTCGGTTGTACCGACCGCTACCAACGCACCATTACCCACAGCGGGTAAACGCGCAGGGAGGTCAGATACTACATTCACACGCGACTGGTTACTACCCGTAGCGTAAGTACTCCCAGCATTAGTGGTTACAGATAAAGAGACAGTGTTACTACTCAGGAACATGTACGCAGCATATGCTGTAGCTGTAATCCCGTGTGTACCAGTCTGTGCATTAATCTTAGCCAGCAAATCGCTGATAATATAAGAAGGCTTGGCTAAGTCTGCATCACCCGAACCGGTACCTGTCGGTGTGCGGTACGTGTACGTGTAAGTTCCAGTACTATTAGAAAGCGTAATATCATAATCTTTCTGGAATGCAGGTGTACGTACAAAGTAGAAGCCCGTCTTAGAGGGGTCTTGCTGCGCAGTACTACCATAAACCTTCGCAGGAGCCTTCTCAGTGTTTGCAAGGTACAGGTAACCTCTTAGTGAGGCTGTCTGTATAGCAGAAGCAGCAGAGGCCACTAGGTACGCCTGTGTGCTACTATGTAGAGTGGTAGTAAAGTCTTCGGATAGAATTAATAACTGACCCGTCTCTGTATTAATAATAACGTGATTGGCTGTGTCCTGCACGTCTACGTACGAGGCGAATACACGGTCATCGTACTGCGTTGGTGTAGGTACATCTGCTAAGTACCGTGCGCCGGGGCGTCTACGGTTCCCGTTCACCACATCGGATAAACGGTTCAACTGTACTGATACCTGACCATCTAGGCGCTCGCGGGGTACCTGCTGGCTCACGCCCTGCATCAAACTCTTTATCGCGCCATCAAAGGCCATACTGTATCCTTAGCCGCTAAGTGCATTCTGGTACTTGCCCCACGGTCTGCGGCGGCGTGTACTGTGTTTCTTGTTACGCATGTGCTGTTCTTCTACAAGCAGCATAGCCTGCTGTTCATTCAATACCAAGTCCTGTACCGAAGCGTCATTACCCAAGTCCCCTACATACACAGCGCGTGCTGCTCGATAAGTGATAACTGTGGCTACACTCTCTGGCAAGTCTTCGAAGTCTAGGTTGTACGTTACACGGATACACACTGGCCCAGTGAAGTACATGGTATTGTGTGTGTTATCAAATAACCAGTTATTACGTTTGCTGTAGATTGTGTACCCATCCAAGGACTCTACGGCAATACTAGTAGCGGGGTACGGGATTAGCCCCAGTAGGTCTGGGAACATCTCCTCATCCTGCGTGTTGAACCAGAACCCGCGTTCCAGCATTAGCTTCTGCTTAGTCGCAAGAGTCTGTAGGATTAAATCTACAGAGGGGTGTCTTGTATCCGTGCTTGTTACGCGGGCTTCACCAAGTGCAGTGAGGCACGTATTAACGCTATCGAGTAATTCCATTGTGCCTCCTATAGTTAGTATTATCAAGCCCCTCCGAAAAGAGGCTTTGTAATATCAACTTACGGCAGGTTAGTCAACTTAACTGCGAAGCTGGTATCCGGGCGACGCTGACCTACAGTGTACAGCGTGAAGCTGTCCAGAATGTCACAGAAGTTCGGGTTGTCTGGGTACTTGTTCGTAGCCAGTGGCTTCGCCTCAACAGTGACCAGAGTCATCTTAGGATGGTACACAACCATCTGGCATGCCACATCATCTGCATCCACGGTGAATGCTGCACCCAGTGGAGAAGTACCAGCAGCCGCAGGGAAGCGGGCGGATTCAACGATGCGTACACCATTAATCATACCAACACGACGCTCTGCGAAGTTACCGTTGCCAGCGGAATAATCCACGTTCACCAGTTTCTTGGAGTCCAGCAGCAAGCCGAATACGTACGGGGATACTACAGTGATGAACTCGGTCAGGGAACCACCGAGGTCACGACGTACCATTTCCTCGATACCTTGTCGGTGCGCATCAATGATGTTAGCGGCGAACAGCTCACGGTCTGCGTTGTACGCAGCGGTGTACTCTTTACCATCGAAGAAGGCTGGCTTGAGGTCTGCCGGAGCAATCCACTTACGCGCCTTGATGATTTGAATCAGGTGTGCGGTATCGAACAGACGCGCATGCTGATAACCATGCTGTGGGCCAATCTCAGCCCAGCGGTCTGGGGAGGTCCAGTCATCCTGCCAGTCCATAACGGTACTTGCGTACGTCACGGTGTCAACAGTGATAACCAGCTTATCGTTCTTCACTGACTCGCGGTCGAGCTTCTGACCTGGAGTACGGCCCTTAATGGTCACAGTGTTCATACGGTCGATACGTGCTTGGTTAGACTGGTCCTGCACGGAAACGTACGAGCTGTTGCCACGGAAGAAAGAGTTGTACATGAAGCCTGAGTCTACATCCCCTTCGAAAATCTCTAAGTGAATGTCTACATCAGAGTTGGAGCCAGCCCAGTGGACGCGGCTTAGGTCAGCTTTATATGGGGTATCGGCCATGCTTTAAATCTCCTTGATTACTTGTTAAAGCACCGTTGTGGTGCTGTAGGGTGTAGTTCAGCCTTTGCAGCAAGGTATGCAGCTCTGGCTTCCTGCTCAGTATTGAACAGGCCAATATGTTTACGTTTACCATCTACAGCAATACGTACACGGTACTTCCCACACTTGTGTAGGTCATAACCCTTGCATATACTATTGTGTGCGTTGGTAGAGTAGTTAGCAGGGCGCAAATTATCTGGATGATTATTGCTTGGATTACCATCAATATGGTCAACAATACTTGGACGATAACCATGTGTAAGGTAAAACACAGCAACGTGTGCGCATATCTGTTGCTTGTTTAACTGCCCTCTATAATAACCATCAGAGCAGCGGGCTGTAAATGCTGGGGCACCCACCTCTACATAACCACCCTTACCGAAGTGCGGGCGTGCTATCCATACTAAACCCGTAGGGCTGGCTGTACTGATAGCTACGTACTTGTGGAGTTGTTCCATCATTTATTTACTTGCTTCCCGAGGCGTCGGAGGTCGATGAGTTTAGCCATGTCAGTTCGGTATGTACGTGACATTGGATTTAGTTGCATACGCGCAGCTTGGAACTCCTCTTTGGATAGTCCTTGGTCCGGTACGACACCGGAGGAACCACCTAGACGGGTACCATCCTTCTGCACAATCACACCTGACTGCTTACCAAACTCAGCGATTAAAGAAGCAGCCTCACGCACTGCAACCGGGTCACCGGAGTCTAGCATACTCTTTACTACACTTCGCATAGCGGGCTTAGCGTGTTGCTTGAACACCTCAGCACACTGTTCGAACTGTTCTTTAGTACCAGCAGCAGAGTACACATCCTGAATAAGTGCAGCCTGTGCTGTGGTATCGGCTTCATACACTGCCTCAGCGAGTGCAATAGCTTGGTCAGCCTTCTCACCAAAGCGTTCTCGTAAGTACGCCTTATCAATATAAGCTACATCACCTGCTTCATAAGCAGCCGCCATTGCTTTAGAGATATCTTCCTCAGTGGTACCGGTAGCAGATACAAACGCGGATACCGCAATATCCAGTGCCTTATTACCGGTAGCTACCTTCGGTGCATCTGGAGTAACAACCGAGGCATCCTCTGCCTTTGGCGGTTCCTTCGCAGGGGCGCGTTCCTGTGCAGCCCCATCAATAACCTTCCCTGCATCCGCAGTGCGCCCTTCTCGAACAGCAGCTAGAATCTGGTCAAGCTTGCTAGTCGTAAGGTCGGGAGCTTTCTCAGCAGGGGTTTGTGGAACTACCTGCCCCTGCGGTACTGTACCGAATGGGTTAGCACCGGATGGTGCTAGGGTACCACTTGTATCTACTGTAGTTACGTCAGTCATTATAATCCTGTCTCGTTAATTGTACCCGCCACGTTAGCTAGGTCTGGGGTTACTGGAGCCTGTGCTGCTTGCAGTGCTTGGAGTTGTTCCTCTGTACGATACAAGTCCTTCGTATTAATACCAAAGCCTGTGAGTACCATATCAAGAATCTTCTCAGGGTCTACGCGTGGGGTGTTCTGGAATACGGGGAGAATAACAGAGAGTGATTGTGCAGCCTGAATAAGCTTATTCACATCAGTGCTTCGGCTTAGTGCAGCTACCCCTGTTAGTACACTCAGGGTTAATCCGTTACTCAGCAACTCATTAATAAACTGCTGATTTACTTCCCAGCATAGAATATGCGCCAACGGGATATGCAGGGTATCTGCAATCACACTGTACACACCACCCAGAGCTAACTCAGCCTCCTCCGCATTCTGTCGAATCTCTTCTGCGGTTCTTTATATTCGAATAGGTGCGCTAATCCCTACCCCGTTCTCTTATGAACTGCTGCATGTTGCCATGCAGAATAGACTATATCTTGGGCTTTAAAATCGCCCCTTCATGTTTCGAGCCGCTTGGCCCTACTCCCTTTCGGGATAGTCGTTACACACACTATACTACATGATTCCAAGTTTTACCATTACGAACGCTCTTAACACACGCTATACTGACAGGGAGTTTTAGGGCATCCCTAATCTGTCTAGCTGTACCGTGGGCCGCACGAATATCTCGTACATTCTTCTCCGTAAGAATACTTATCGGATTTGTTTCTCCACGATTGTGCTTTAGTCCAGTACTGTATGCGTGTCTCACATTAGTGCTAGGACTAACCCACTCTAGGTTAATTGCTGCGTTGTTCAGGCGATTCCCGTCAATATGATTTACCTGTGGGAGGTTATATGGATTCGGAATGAATGCTTCTGCTACTAGCCGATGCAATGGTCTGAATTTATCCACGTGTACTTTCACATAACGGTTTTGCTTGGTTACAGATGTACCCTTAAGGAACTTCTGTTTTTGCTTATTGTAGACTGAGCCATCTTCAAACAGTGTGTAGTTACTCTGCACACCATCAAATGACAAAGAGACGGTTCTCATAGTTAATCGTCCTATAGTTTGCTCGGTATTATCTCATAGAGACTTCCACCGAATTAATGAAGTTTTACAAGGGCTAGTATGTCAACCCTTTCAGCATTACGCTGGTTCTGTGCGTACATAAACGCCGGCGCTAGTCTCGCAGCAATACTCTGGATTTCCTGAGTGAGTGCAATGATTTTATTGTAATCACCGGCCTCATACGCAGCAACCCCGTTAGGGTCACCAGCTACCCAAGCACCGGATTCACGCTCCGCCATACTGTCCACATCAATCTGCGAACCCGGCTTAGCCATATGCAGAACACGACAAGACTCAATCTCGTACAGTGCCAATGCTTCTGAGAGCGCACTTAACTTAGCCAAATCACCTGCATAGTCCTCAACCAAACCACGCCCGTACGTTTCCCCTGTGACGAGGTTCCATACAGCAGGGATGAACGGACAGATAGCCTCTGGGTACACCTCAAGGTTATCCAGCATCAGCCCATCTTCAAGCTGTTGGGTGACTACAAACACTTCACCCACAGAACGACGCTCACGCTTAATACGGGTGTACAAACAGATACAGTCATCCTGCTTACGATTACGGTATTTGATTCTAGCTTCAACTGGTAGCTCCGAGATTACGGTACGCTCTTTCAGGACCATATCCAGAACCTTACCACCACCATCTCGTAGTACGCTATACTGTCGGATGCTGTATGCGTGCATGTTCCCTGTGTTGGAATCCCGGTACAGTAGAACGTTACCAGTGATAATAAGCAGCTTCATTGCGTGCACCAACTGGTGGTACGAACTCTTTAGAAAGATTCTACGGAATGCAGTATTCTCTAACTCTGCTAGTCCATTCGCCAAGTCAGCAGACTCTGCGCCCATAGCCTCAGCTAATTGAGCAGCATCACCTGTGCTGTCGATACGGAAGAACGCTTGGTTAGCAGGGAACAGTACCTGTGCCAGCTTAGCCGATAAAGTATTAACGTACACTGCCCCTACGCTCTGGTAGTCACGGCGTACGTTCACACGCTTACCTTCCCGTAGGTCAGGGTCAGCGTACACTGTAGGCAGTGTCCAGTGTGCATAATCCTCGGTCTTGAGGATTGCAGAGTCATCTCTGTATTTCGTATAAAGCGACTCATAAGTCATAGAGGAAGTATACATAGTTAAATCCCCAAGGTACTAGAGATACTACCAGCACGTTTCTTTTTAGTATCACTCAGCGTAGAGGCATCGGCGGCAGAACCACCCGCTTCAATCTGTGCAATATTCTCTGTACCCTGTACACCTATGATGTTAGCATTCTGTTGTGAATTCAACGCCTGTTGGTTCAGCTCAGCCTCTCGTGCTTGGGCAGCTGCCTGAGCTGCCTTGTTACCCAGAAGGTCTGTACCTAAGTACTTATCAAGGATACCACCTGATAACTTATCTGTACCAAAGAGTTTTTCAACCTTCATAGTAGCTTTTAATGCTTTGTTTATAAACTTACCCACTTGTAATCCTCCTATAGGAAGCACCTAGGCGGCGCTGTTGGGTGGTAGTGTCTCTTAGCTGATAGGTATGCTTGATGCGCAGCATCTGCGGTTTCATAAGCACCTAAGTAATGCCGCTTCCCATTTAACTTAATACGCGCCTCGTATTTACCATTAGGCGTACGTCGGTAACCCCGCACCAACATGTTGTGTTGGTTCTCAGATAAGGTTGCAGCACGCAAATTAGTTGGTTCATTATTTAAAATGTTACCATCCACATGGTCTACACATGCAGGCCAGTAACCGTGGGTTAGAAAGAATACTACACGATGTGCGGAGTAGGTCTTTCTCTTAAACTTACCACCGTAGTAACCATCACCCTTGATAGTAGTAAACGCCTCCGCCCCTACAAGCACACCACCACCCGGTGATTTTGTCCAGCGTAAGCCTGTCTTAACCATCACCCTTGATAGTAGTAAACGCCTCCGCCCCTACAAGCACACCACCACCCGGTGATTTTGTCCAGCGTAAGCCTGTCTTTGAGGTTTTATCTACCTGTAAGTATTCCTTCATATCTTAGTATACCTTGTTATTAGGGTATTAAAATCTTTTCTATGGGTTGTACTATACCAACTGCAAACCCCCTCCTTTAGGTTCCCCCTTAACACACCTAAAAGAAGTTTTAGAGCCTTTCTTGAATCTACTCCGGGCAGGATTACACAGTTAGTTACGTGTCTTCCAGTACCGTTAAAGTGTACGTCGTACATCTCATCGGATACTGTAATAGCCCCGATAACCTTATCCCCTAAGAAGCAGTACCACGCAGCATCCTCAGACGCAGCTAGTAGAACCTTCTGGAGGTACTCTAATTTATTGAATTCTTTACGTGGGTACTCGTACGTATCGTACAAGCCACTGGCTACCTCTAAGAGTAGTTCGGTGTTCCCGTTAGGATAGTACCTCACGCTGTACATACCGCACCTCCACCATAGCGGAGTGCTTAATGAAATCTAGTACGGACCGTTGTCCGGCCCGGTACTGTAAGTCTGAGAAGCTCTGGCCTGAGCCTGTCTGCTCAGGGAACATTTGCTCAAGTAATTGAACTTGTTCCGCTGAGAATCTCGGACGCTTTACCGGTTGTGTCATCGCAATTCATCTCCTTGGATTCGTCTTGCTTAGGGAGGAAGGAGCGCATCAAGTACAGACCTCGCTTCCTTCCCTTTAGAGTGAGATACTAATCAACACATGAAGAATTCAGACTCTCTCACCTTGTTCAAGTCCAGTGTTCCGCGTGCTGGTAGCTCAATAGTTTCCTCGCAGTACGGCTGCACAGAATCCACTAGCGTCTGTAGTGGGTCGTTGTGCAAGTACATGTCAGCGAAGGTGTTGCGTAGTACTTCGTGCATTGTATCCACGTCACTTGGATGCGTGGCTGCTGAGTCATGTATAGGTAGCATACTCCCATCAAAGTCATACAAGGAGGTTACTAGGTGTGATGAGTCACAAGAGTGTGTGAAGTTTGGGGAGATACCGTTTATGCACTTACTACGCTGCATAGAGTGGTCATCGAATACCCTCATATTCAAGGCTACGCCCAACGCTTTCAAAGAAACACGAGTAATACTCTCCTCTGCATAGTGCTGAATAACGGGGAAACCCACTGGCGTAACCCAGCGCATCGGGATATCCTTGGGCATCTGTCCTGCCAAACCACGCAGGAAGCGCATACACTCGGCACTTGCAGGTACAGCCGCCTCAATCCCTTTGCGGAGATGCCGAGACACGTACGCTGCCAGCTTGAACATACTGTAATGCTCGAGTGCTTCTAATCCACGCCCCTGCATATCCAAGTACACATACTCCGTGCAACTATTCAATGTGCCCCCGTACACGTAAGTCATTACGGGTTTCTTTGCCATACTACGTGGGACGCCGTGCGTGCCCCAGTACAGTGCCTGCTCTGGATTATCAGGCTTATCTCGCTGTACGCTAGCAATTGCAATAGCCGCTACCCCTGCGTAGATATCCTCTTTCTCTACCCCGTTGTTGGGGAGTAGGTTCGTGAACATACCGCCGATAGGGTCACGCATTACTGCTGAGAGGTGCTGTAAGCCAGAACAAGTAGCATCCATCGCCACTGCGATACCCGTCTCCCAAGTCTCTGGCGAGCCTGAATCAATAGCTGCCAGCATCTCCTTAGCGGCTACATAGAAACACCAGTGGGAATCGGCTGCCCGGAAGAACTCTGAGTCCACATGTTCTTGTACTGCATCTCGGATGTACTGTATATTCTCATCCACCCAAGTACTGCGGCGGTCGAAGTTCGCCTTATCAAAGCCGTAGCACGTTGCTACGTGAACCTTCAACCAGTACAACCCACGCTTACCCAGCGCCTTCTTGTTAGCGAACTGGAGGCTCGCTTTAACGAAGTCCGTTCCCTGTGGATTAATGCTTGAGCGAAAGTACAAACGCCCGCGCCAATCAAAGTACGTAGGAAAATACAGCACGTCATCCCTGAACTCCGTTAAGTACTTGAGCATTAAGGAGAACTGAATAACATGCCCCTTGCGTTGTACCTCAGCGTAATGCGCATCCTTAGCTTGTACTCTCCACGCATCATGGACTTCCATTAATGATGCGTCTTCCTTGTCCCAGTTCTCCGGAAGAGGGTACTCAGGCGGAAGTATTTTATCGTGACTTGGGATGCCCGCAATACCATTATAGATACCGGTTTGATACACACTACGCAGCAGCTCTACTACCGGCACATTAATCCTGTACGGTTGGGAGGCTGCTTTGTTAGCGGCTGCTAGAACTCGGTCGGAAATGTTGTCTCGTATCCAACCTTGGATATCTTCCCTGCGTGTACGCGTGTGAACGGTCTTAGTACTGGACGCCATCTCTGATGTGAGGTACGAGGAACCACTAAATAAGGTGTCCTTGGTATGTGCTCTTGGCGGTACCAGCATGGGTGGGGTACGAGAGAAAGCACGTAAGTTACTAGTCAATTCCTGTAGTTTATTCTCAACTTCTTCGGTTGGAAACAGCCCTACCCAGTACTGCCCCCGACTTTTAGGGACGTGACGTAACTCTACAATACCGGCTGATACTAAAGCCTGTAATACAACACTTCCTGTACCGGTAATCTCCGACGCTGCCCAACGCACTTCTTCGACTTGTACACCCTCAATACGATTTGCACTTGCTACTAGAGTACGCTTTCGGTGACTCTGTGAGCGCGTCCCGTTATCTTTCATGTACTTATCAACGCTGCGCATGTACCCCGGAGCAATAGTACTCAGTGTAGAGTGCATGTACTCTAGTTGTAAACCTTCCCCAGTTGCCGATATAAACTCTTGTGCGAGTGGTGCTGTGCGGTCAGCCTTTAGGCGCCTAGTAGCAAGCCCTAAGAATTGTCGCAGACCAACCAGCGCCGCCTTGTCATAGCCCACAGCTTTGATAAGACTACGGTACTTCCCACCTACACCACGAGTACCCTTTGAGCAGATACTTTCCAGTTCATCCTGAACTAGTTTATGCAAACGCATACTCAACACACGGCCTACATCGTGGTCGGCTGCACGCCCCGCTTCCTTTTCTTTCTCCCAGTACGCCATAGCATCAATGATGCCTTGGTTGGTGTACTGCGCTTCTAGTTCTCGCTGGCGGTCTTCAAGAGTCATACTGCCTCACAGGTAAATGTTTGTTTTCACTGCAATAGTTCTACGGATACTAGCCTGTTTATCTGGGGCTAGGTGCAGCAAGTACGTCCTGGCTTGTGTGTACTTCCCCTCGTTGACTAGGTTAAGTACCGGAGTTATGTGGTCGGTAGGTTTCTCGTCGTCGAAGCTGAGTTCTCTCGTGCCAGCCATAAGCTGTACATCTCCATATAATCCTGCGCGGCCTTATTGTCGCCGCGCTCAACAGCCGAGTCATAAGCGGCTCGGCACCAATCAGAACAACTCATACGCCCCAGTTTTCTTCATTCATTTACGTATCTCCAATTCAAGGATAAACAGTGCATTACAAGCGGCATGTGCCAGATGGCTCATACCGCTCTCTGGGTCATTCTTCTCACCCTTAGCGTGAGCTGTTAGATGGCGGAGGAGCGCCGCAAGATAGCGGGAATCTCCATTAGGGACAGTTTGCCAACTGTTGTCTGCGTACTTCTCAGCACCAAATGTGAGAATACTTGAGACTTGCTCCAGTGCTTGTGGGCAACCAGCCAGTAATAAATCCATTCTAGGCTTACCTGAATCATACTTCATTCCTCTGTCAGTGGTGTTCATTCATCATCTCCATGGGATACTAAGTCAGTGCGTTGTTCTTCGTAGTGCGTAACAAGGTGGCATGTCAAGCCTAAACTACGTAGATGGTACGCTACGTGAGGTAGGTCATCGAAGCAGCACCAGATGTTATCTAGTCCGATGCTACGTAGGTACTCCTCCTTGATTACTGTATCCTTCCTATTATCGGACTGCTTACGCATGACTAGTTCAGTGTAGTTAACCCCGTATGTGTCTAACCAATCTTCGGTTACACTTCGGGCTACATCGCTGCGTCCTGTCAGAATGATTACTTTATAGTAATCCCCAAAGGCCATTAGATTACATAGGTCAATATTATTCTGGAATGGTGTGTCATCTACCGAGGCCAGATTAAACTCTGTCCATGATTCCGTCTTATCATAATCCTTCTTTGGGAGCAGGTGCAGACGATGACGCCCATCTGCAAGCGTACCGTCTAAATCCCAGATAACGTACTTCATTTAGTTCTCTCCGATACAAGAATCATGATGACTGCAACCACTAGCAAACCTATGCACCAACCCATCGACCATCCTCCGAGAGCAACATAGGATTCAATGCTGGACAACCATCCGTAATAGTCATCACACCTAGGATGGGCTTACTCCGGGAGAGTTTACCATAAGCAAAGGCCATACTCTTGTTGTCAATCAAGCATCCACAATGCGCCCCGAAGTACAGTGCTGTACTGCTTGCTGCGTACTGAATATCGTACTTACCGTGGAAATGGCCTATGACCATACTCTTACGCTCATGTGCAGCATTAAGCAGTAAGTCTCCAGCTACTTGGTGTTGGAAGCGTACGGTACCCATAGGAGTTGTTAAATCCCACGCGTCACCCCATGACCAACCCGGTGCCCCGTGTTCCGGGAACAGAATGTCACGATACTTCTTGATGAACTGTACCGGCAAGCCATGTGCCCTAGCCCTGCGGTAAATCAAGGAACCATGATTAGAGTCACATACAAGTAGATTAGGGAACAGTTCGTGGAGCTGTTCTAAGCCCTGCTTAGCCTTCTCTAGCTCCACACCCGCGCTATCTAGGTTCACGTCAGAGTCGTGAAATGAGATGGCGTGCCCGTCAGTTTCATCACCAATCTGTACCACAACATCCGGCTTGTACGTATCTCGCATATGTTTCAAGAACTTGTACGCATCGGTGTGCGTGTATGGCTCATGTAAATCACCAATAACTAGGATGCGTCGAGCCATAGCAGGAACGTATGTCTCACCAATATCATCGGTTGGGGAGGGTTGCACAAGCTTACGGGCCTCTTTCAAGGCGCTGTCTGCCCTCCCTTTGCTACCTACATTCTCAATAAAGATACTACGCCAGTACCGCACCATCTGGCGATACACCACCGGCTCCTCAAAGCCCCCTAGTACGTTGTACTGCACTGCCGCATCTGAATCATCCTTGAACTGCTCTAGGATTGCAGTGTGCTGGTCGCGGGTGAATAATTTAATTGGGGAGATTTTAGCCAACGTTGATACCCTCATTGCGTAGGATTGTTTTAGCTATTTCAATAGCTTGGTCACGGTTCAGGTACACCGTCTCTGCGTCTTTACGTACTGCCCCGTTAAGACCCACTACCTGCTCTAGTGTATACACTAGGAACTTATCTTCGTGGTCACGGTCCAGTAACGTTTCGTATGTATCCCCACAGGATACAAGGAAGTCAGTCTTTGATACTAACACGGGATTTCCTCACGGCGGCACGCGCCTTTGTAGTTGCACGGCGGGTACGCTCTTTAGCGTTACGTGCCATGCGCTTCTCATCTTCCGTCTGGAAGGTGGGATACAGTACATCCTGTGCTGGCTTCTTCAAGTACACTAGCAGGTTCTCTAGCCACGGGATGATATCAGAGTACGCCATACTCTTAGCGCCCCAGCGCCCAGCAGCGTTAGCCACCCTACCCTCTGAGGCGTTGCAGGAGCGATGCAGAGCGCCGCGCACCTGCCCGGTAGTATGGTCATGGTCGAGCACTAGTGCGCCCTTCTCAGATAGGTCTACAGGCTTTCCACACAGACAGCACACACCGCCCTGCTGTTGCAGAAGGCGCATGGCGTATGGGCGCACTTGACTACGGGCTAGTTTACGCATCTGGTATATCCCCTAACCGGGTTGGTAACTCGGCTAATTCTTCAAAACCGGCGTCTAAATCAGAAATCTCAATAACGCCCGACCAGTCCTGCGAGGTTAGAAATTTAGCAGTTTCTTGGTCAAAGGTGATAGTCCACCATCCATAATCATCTGCTGATACCCCACTACCATCATATACCAGTGTAGCAGATAATCCCTTTTCTTTCAGAATCCTACTAATCCTACGCCTTGTGCTCATCCTAGGTACCCCATCTGGAACTCATCACGCAGCTCACGATACAGTGCTGGCTTACGCTTGCGCAGCTTCAACAGTTCATGCTCAAGCAATCCAATAGGTGCCTCTACATCATCCAACATCTCACGCAGTCGGGTTGCATCCTCTGCATCCCGAGTTGCATCCACCTTCCCAAGGAGGGAGGTCATCTGGATTGATGCACCCAGATGCTTGAGTTCCCGTGCAGTGCGACGTGCTTTGTTGTTCATCTTGGTCATAGTTATCTCTTTCATTAATTTTAAATTGGAATACTTCTTGATGATACTGGTGCAGCGAGTCGAGCCATTGTTGGATATAATCCGGTAAGCCAAGCTCAGAGAGGTAGGTGTACGCACTATCCTGTAGGGACCGGCGCAACCACAAGCACTCAGCCTCTGCCAGCGGATTCTGTTGAGCAGCAATATACGCCCGTAGGACGAACTCTGCGGCGTCTGCTTCCGAGGTAATATCTTTAAGTGCATTCCACGCTCCTACAGCCCCACAGGTCTTCCCATTAAGCCTAACGATACCTTGGACGTTATCCGCAGTATCCCCCATGAGCATCTGCGCCCAGAAGAACTTTGTGCCATGCCCTACTACCTTACTTTGAGAGGTAAGCTCCTTGCGTTTAATCCATCCGAACCTATCTTCGATGTAATCAATACGCCCCTCATAATCAATCCAGAGTGGGCCGGGTGTAAGGTTTAAATCCTTATCACCCGAGCACATAATACCCCGGTCACCCAGTAGTACTGCATTCATGATAAGGCCATCATCTGCTTCACGGTCTAACCAAGGATGTACTGACCAATGACTTTCCCACTCAGTTGTTGGGATACAATTACGTAGGGGTTGTAGCAGGGGTGGTTTAGCCTTACCCTCTCGGTTAGCTTGATAGGGTTTGGCAGTCGGGTACCAGTCTCTGTGTAGTTTTGTACAACCTGTTGGTGTAAGATGCACCTGAACTGACTCAGCATTTACTAGGAACCTCTGCGTTTCAACTAATGTTTGAAAGCGACGTACTGCGGTATCTAGATTCTTTACAGTACTAGCAGCGGCATAGGCCGGAAAGTCTCCATCTAGGAGAAGCACTCGCCCCTGAATAGCCGGGGCGAATTGTTCCGGGAGGTCATCAAAGATTGGCATAACCATCCCACTCATCTCCTCAGCTAGGCATCACAGGCATTGTAGGCATCTGGGGCATTGTAGGTGCTGTCGGCGCAGTCTGTGGGCCGATTGCTGCTGGCACCTCTGGCGCGCTAGGTTGAGCTTGCATTACCGGTGCAGAATCACTTGCAGGTACAGCCCCCACGCTGCCGGGGTCAGGTAGTACTACACCCGACAGGAGTTGCTCCAACGCCGACCCCGGATAGTTCAGTGCAGTCAGAATCTTCTCTTGGTGCTTGTTCTTACTACCACCATCATCGAAGGAACCTTCAACGAACAAGCTATCCCATGTTTCCTTAGTAGGCTTATCGAAGAAGAAGTACTTGATATCTTCTGCTGCTACCTCTGGGATTGGGTACGCACCTTTACTCACCGGGTCGATAGGCGGTAGGATACCTTTCAGGTTCATACGGTTACTCTGCTTCTTCGTAGTCTCGTTGGTGTGTACAGTCACCGGAACCAAGAAGCCCTTACCTAAAGCCTGTGCGAAGTGCTTCATGTTACCCTGCCAGTTCAAACGGTCGAATGTAATCTTAGCGTTTGACTTGGTGTTATTACCCAATGCGATTGGGAAGGTGCTAAGGAAGCGCCCATCATAGCAGTTATCAGGACCACCAAACAGCTTGAAGCCTAGGATAACTTCTGGTGCCGGTGCCTTAGCCTTACCACCAAACTCCTGTGGTTGCATACCCAACTCAATGTACGTTACACAGCGTGCCATTGCGAAGCCTTCTGGCATTAATGAACCACCGCCGCCTGTGGATTCCTCGGTCATATCTACGTGCTGTACTGCTACTACTTCGTCAATCAGGGTGTTCAGGATATCTAAGCTCATGTATTATCTCTCTTAATTAATGGTTGGCGTAGGTGCCGTGTAGTTCATTACGTTTATTCACAACCCATGCTTCTAGTTTCTTAGGGTCTGCTGCATGTTTCTGATATCGCTTACCATCAATGCACACCTCAGCACGATACAACTTACCACCGCGTACTGGAAATATCCCCTTAACACCTGTGGTAGATTTAGAAGTAGCTTTGATGTTCATCTGGTTAGTGCTGGTTGTTGCCTCCCGAAGATTTACTATGCGGTTATCTAGCCCATTACCGTTGACGTGGTCAATTACATCTGGCGGCTGTGTGCCATAGTGTAGAAACCACGCTACCCTGTGTTGTAGATACTGGGTACCACGGTAAGTTATTTTAAGATAATTCCCAGTAGTGCACACCGATGTACAATGCGTATTAGCTTGATAGTTACCCTGTCTAGCTAGGCGGATTATTACACCCGTGTCTTTATTATATGAGAACTGGTCTCTTAACCCAGTCGGGATAATCTTCATTTAACTCCATATGGGTTTTGTGTTGCATGTTAGGACCGCATTCGGCTGCGGCTGGAAAAGGTACCTCTGCCATATCATACTCAGGCCAGAGTGCTGTCATGTACCTTGGCGCATTCTCCATAATCTCTTTAGTACCCTTGGCAAATACTCTGGCATACTCATCGTTGGCGCAGCATCCATAGGCCGCATCATGGACATTGTTTATCAAACAAACATTCCCCCCAAACCAATCATTACTAATCAACCATCGGCAGATTCTCCCCATCGATACGCTCATCATGAACCCGGCCTCACCTTGGAACGGATAGTTCGCCATCTGGGTTGCCTTGTACTTCATCACCGTCTGCCGGGATTCCTTATCCCACGAATCATGCTGGCGGAAGCTGTATCGCGTTGTGCTGGGTGCTTGGTAGTACCCACGTCGGTACACTCGCCACGTACCAATGTCACTCATCTCACGATGAATACCATTAGGTAGTGAACCGGTACGTTCCACCTCATCAATGATAACCTGACGGAAACCCCGAGAGGTTGGGAACAGTTTCATTTCATTCTCTTGGAACTCCTTAGCGAATTCTACTGAGCAACCAGTGTTGAATGCGATACCCTCAGCCGTTGCGCCGTACTGGTCAGCGAAGCTCAACGGTTTAATGTCCGTACGCATAGCACTGTACTTCTTGTGCTCAGGGTGGTCTTCGTTCTTACACTTCTCCAGTACATCCGCGTACGGCTCACCCAATTTAAACGCTAAGCGATAGCAGTGCATGTCTGTGTTGTTCTGGAGCAGCGCCAGCAAGTCCATATCCTTGGTCATAGCACACAGCATTACAACTTCCAGTGCTGAGTAGTCCACCTCTACAATACGCCCGTTATAACCAAAGCGGCTGGTGAACATCTCCTTGACGTTCGAGGTACCATCACGCGGTAAGTTTTGAAGGTTGGGGTTTGAGCTACTCAGACGCCCTGTAACCGTAGCCGTCACGTTCAGTGAGTGGTGTACGATACTATCCGGGCCAATGTACTGCATCATGCCCTTGGTCTTCTTCACCGCCCCATCTTCGTTGTACTCCGTCCTTAGGTAGTACGTGCCTGTGTCTTTCTCCAGGGCCGCGAGCTTAACCATAAGGCCAACTTCTGGCACAAAGTTCTTGAGTCCTTTGAGCGCCTCCGTGCTTGTCGAGTATACTGGCGTAGTGCCGTCACAAAGAGTACGTGCTCCTCGGAACTCTGCGCGCTTGCCAATGTACTTCTCTTTAATCCCCGCTGGGAGTCCATTGAGGTTGACCAATCCCGGAAGGATAACCGAGGTGCCCTGCCATTTGAGTTTGATTTCATCTGAATCAATCCTAAATATCTTTGCTTGCCCTTTGTTCTTCCCTGATTTATAGCGGGATACAGGCCAACGATACTCACTCGGATTAGGTACATCTGCAATATCAATGTACTGTTCTGTACCATTAACATCTACTAGGTATGCATCGTACTTGACGTACTGTACAGGGTCATACGGCACCTTGTGGCGGTACTTCACGGGCCCACCATACACCAGAGCAGACATATGGTAATCGCTGCCCCAGTTGAACTGTACACCCTCTGGTAAGTCATCCGGCAGTAGCTTGTACAGCTCCTTCTGTAACTCTGCAATCTCTGCTTCCTGCGCCTGTCTGTTCTTCTCTGCTACGTCCCGGTCAACGTACAGACCGAACCACTCACAGTACGCAAACGCTAGGAGAGAGTCACACCGCTCCCAGTACATCGTTGTCATGCCTTGCTCAGCAAGCTTAGCCTGCTGTCCGTAGAAGCTAATAGCGGTGTTCTCAATATCGCCACTCGGCCCAGACAGGTACTCTAGTAGGAGCGCCTTATCAATCTCGGAGGTTAGAGCACCCTGCTCCCAGAGAATCTTAACACCATCAACCTTGTGAGTCCCACCGTACTGTACAGCAGTCTCATCCAGCGATGGGTACAGTTCCTGCTGGTGACTAATTAGGTACTGCGCCATAGCGGTACACGCTACACGCCCACCGCGTTTGATGAAGTCTTCAAACACCTTACGGTACTTACTCAAGAACCATTTGATTTCAAACTGGGCGTTGTGACACACCATAATCATAACCGCGGGGTCATTCAGCTCATTGAACCAATCAGCACCGGCATCAGCCTCCTCGATAGAGTTGAAGTACCTGTCCTGTACTGTACCGGTATGAACTTGCCCAGCGTCGTCTACGGTATCAACACGCCAGCCGGGGGCTACGATGTAGTTCTCTGGGTTGAATGGGCTGGCTACGTTTCCGTACCATGGGTGGTTTTCAACCTCTAAATCACAATGTACTATCTTGTACATACGTAAGTACCTTTTATCACGCGGATTATAACCGCAGAGTCTACACCAAATCTAGCAGCTAACTTGGTGGTACCAAATAAGGGGTGCCGTTTCACCCAATTAAGCCGAATGAACTGTACATCTTCCTGTGAGAGCCGTTGTCTAGATGGTACTACTCGTGCGCTCCTACCCCGTTCAGCCCTATCTCTATTGTTATCTGCTTTAGTCCCACCAATAAGGTGTTCTGGATTGATACACCGTGGATTATCACATGTATGGCGAACTACTACATCCGCAATACCATCTAGGTTGGTACCCATTTTACATGCATATACCATACGATGTAGGCTAGTACATCTAGATTTCTTTCTTGGGTCTTTAACTAAGAGATAACCTTCCTTGCTAAGACTCTTATGACGCCCATGGTCTGTACAACTCACAACTACCTCCCATTTAGAATCCTGCATGAATTAAGAGGGGAAGCTTTCTTCCCTTTAAGGTGTAGTACTAATCATCATTAGCCGCTTGCCCAGCATTCTGCACAGTCCAAGCATGTGCCTTGCTCACCACAATCTCCGAGGTTGTACTCGACTGGTCAGCGAATACCTGCATGAGTTGTGCAAGCTTCTGCACATCATCTTGGTTGGTGGTGGTGAGTACTACTGAGAAACCTACGTGTTGTTTAGTCATGTGCTACCTCTGCATTAGCCCAATCAGTTTCAGAATCATCCCGTGTTACTTCAATAGATTCTGTTATATAATCCCAGTCACATGCTTTCTCCTTCGCTTCTTCTGGTGAGTCTGCTTCAACAGTATATACTTTATACCCACGCATGTATCCACAGAAAGGTACACTAACGATGTACTTAGTCATTCTTCTTCTCCAATTCATCTACAACAATGTCAGCAATCTCCATACACCGACGTACACGGGCACGTAGTATTCCTTCATCGGATATACTGTACACACTCGCTGAGTGTAGAAGGGATAGTACTACTTGGTTACGTAGTTTAGTATCTACTGCTAGTACTTCCTGTGCTTGCACTATCTCTAATTGTTCTAGGATAGTATCTTCTTTCGTCTTTCTCGCCATGTCTCGTTCCTCTTTATAGTGGTGTTCTATTGTAAGTGGCTGTTATTACAGGGAACCTTTCTCGCCTAAGAAGGGGGCTTCCCAACCATGTGAGTAGTACCCGTGGTGACAGTTATACAGAGTTAACCATAACACGTCACCAGAAGTATTGATGGCCTTGAAACAGGCAATACTAGTTTCATCTTTGTATACAGCTTCAATATAGAAGTCGTCTGGTGCTACTGATGATTGTTTTGTATCCCACCAGTAATCGACCGCTGCCTCATCTGGTGTGCCATCCTCAATGCCCGGCTGGGCTGAGAAGAACCAGCCAAACTGCTCACAGCATTGTGAGCTATCGTCATAGCCCACGTAGTTATCAAACCTATCAATGAAGTTGATACTGTCAGACCAATTCTTAGCAATTGATTTAATTAGCATTATAAATTCCCATCATTAAATAGGCATCTTTGTTTGTCAAAGAATACCTGTGCTTGCACATTACTTGGTTTACCTTGTAGTTGGCGCTTGTTCTTTGGGGTACTGAACCCTCGCAACTCATCCATCTCTGGAGCATTCAAGGCACCCATCATTAGGATTACATCTACAGCGCCCTGCACCCCCGTTTTACTTCCCTTAAGAGCGGAGTACGGAGGATACAGTTGGTCATCCCCCTCTACAGATACTTGCATGGCAGACATAGCTACAAAATCCTGTCTAACAGCAAGCTCACGAACTTCTTGGAATAAGCGCTCAAGGTCATCAGTAGCATTCCCCGTGCCCTTTGATAACCTTACGTTTGCAAGCATATCAAACACTACAACACAGGGATTCATCTCCTCAATTACTTGCTCAATCTGTCCTAGGGTCATACCATGTGCGTCCTTAATGCGCAGATGTTCCCCATCCATAGCAACTTGATACTCACTAACTAGAGTACCCGCGTTACTCTTACCTACCATTTCGGAGAAGGTACACTGCAATGCTGCTTGGTAGATGCGTGGAACAAGACGACGCCCGGACCCCTCATTTGATAACCACAACATAGGGCGCCCAGACCAACCCATATCTTTAAGTTGTGGGGCAAAACTTGTAAGACAAGCTGCTAGGAGGGAACTCTTTCCGCGGTCTGGGCGAGCGGCTATGATTACACTATCTCCACCTTGAAGACCACCTACGTGCTCACGCAGGGATGTAGTTGGTAATTTCAAGCCCCTATCCCCTTGGAAGTCATTCAGAATATCGGCAATTGGGTCATCAATATAACTGGCAGGGGAAGTTGCACTCTTACGTCGCATGTTCTCATGCGTAAGCCGAGACAGTTCATGCGTTAAGTCCACCTCCTCCCCGTTGTCGTACCGATTCACTAGTGCAGCTACACGCCCCTTGTAATCTCGGTCATACAATTGCTCAGTGATACCCTCTACTTCATGCTGGTCAACCGGCTCATCCAGCTTGCGGAACAGCATACCCATGATAGCACGCTGATTCTCATCAATGGTGTTCCCTACTCGGAGGTTGAACAGAGAGCGTAGGCTCTCTGTATCTACCCTGTCCTTGTCGGGGAATGCCTTGAACCAGCAATCATACCACGCCAACATGCTGATGGTTTCTTGTCCGACTAAATCATCTGGGACTGCTCCACGAAGCTGTCGGAACTTAGAGCGGTCCTTTAGTACCGCGAGGAGTAGTCTGTCCATTATTTACCCTCTGGGTTTACATCCAAGTCGTAACGCTCTAGTAGAGTGGCGTAAGCCTCAGCTAGTTTGTCGTAGTCCTCAAACCGAACGAAGTCACCTTGTTCATCTTCTTCCATACACCGATAAGATTCATATGGATTGAAGCTCATTTCGGTTAATTCATATCGCTGTACTTTATTAATCATTATCTTCTCCCATCAACGGGTCTAAGTACTCGAATGCTTCTTCCGCCCACTGCCCCAGCACCACTACTACAGCGAGTGGGCTTAGGATGAAGAAGCGTGCTACCAACCACAAGCCCTTCTTAATACACATGCTATTTCCTCTAATGACATATCTTTAGGGTCGCCTTGCTCCGGCCTTACGTCCACGAAGGAGCCACCGAATACTGCAAGGCGCTGTTGTAACTCTCGGGAACCTACTGCGCCAGCACTGTCCCCGTCGAACATACACAGTACATCACGTCCCGCTACTAATCTCAAGGATGCGGATGTTACGACCGTCCCGAGTACTGCTGCGACCGACACGGAGCTTTCTGGCGCATAAAGTTCTATCGCCTTCGCCACCTTGTAGGAACTGAGTACATCTTCCACAAGTACCATCGGCCCTGCACCCCGGTATCTCGTCCACCATATCCGAGGCTGGTTCCACCAATCCCCGTACATGAGCCATTTGGGTTGCTGCTGCGGACTCAACGCTCTGCCTTGTGCGAGCAATCCCTGCCGCAGTAATATCCTGTTCGAACTTCTGCTGAACCATAAAACCTCCTCGGGTATTATACCCGGTGGGCAACCTTTCTGAACAAGCAATTCCCAAATACGTCTTTGCTCGTACTGGCTCGCTTGAGTTATGTGTAAACAGTCTGCGGGTACAGCCTGCACGCGGTCCTCGTCTACCCGCACAGAGTTAAGCTGCTGATGCTCCTTCGGTACCCAACCAGACTGGTGGCATCGGTGACAGTACGCGGAGTACGAGTCACCTTTGTTCCACACATCCATTGCACAGTCGCGCTCCTCGTTATGACGAACGCGACACTTCTGCCCCACCGCTAATCGTTTGGCTAAGTGGAGCCATTCGTCAGGTGGGAGTCGGCTCATTTTATATCCATAGGCTCGTACATCTTCGGCTGTCCTTTAATGTACTGATTGTAGTTTGCTATTGCTTGTACCGCAATTTCCCGAAGTTCACCGGCATGCACAGCCGACCACGATTCCTGTGTAGATATCACCTGTAGTGCTGAGTGGCTGTGCCCATCTCCGTACTCTCGTAGTACGATTGAGGCAGCATCCCAAGAAACTACAGTCGCTGTATCTCCCGTGGACATACCCTTGTATAACCCTTGAGTACGTAAAACTGTTGCACCAATGTATAAACTAGTCATTATGTTTCTCCTTACGTTTAATACTCATCGCCATACGACGGAGGTCGTGGCAGAGTTGGAGTGCAGCATCTGGTTCAATACGGATGCCTGTACAGGCAGACTTACCAGAGCTGTATTGCTCAGCGTAGACCTCTATGTACAGCGAGGGACCCTCGATTGAGGGTTGGACCAGTAGGTGTCCGAAAGTTCCAACAGCCGAAGCCTCTTCCATGTACTGCACACTCTCCGGCGCTGGTGGGAGTTCATCTACAGGTTCTACAAGTTGAAAGTTTATATCTAAATCTCCCGAGTCATTCCCATCTACACGCACAAAACAACCGCATGGGGAGATAGAGGTAACTTGGTACTGATAACCCTCTGCTACCACACCACTTCTCTTTAAGCACAACACAACATCACCAACTTTAAATTTGCTCATTCAGATGCTCCTCAATATCTAACACTAACTGACGTAACTTCGAGTCCATTGTATCCCATTCTTTGTTAAGCAGTGTCTCCACACGCTTACGTAACTCTGGTACATTATCCTTCGGCGTATCGTACCACGCTGAGGTACGTCCCATCCAACCTGTATCCCAGACAATATCTGGCTCAGGTACACGCTTGATAGGTAGCTTCTCCCACTCCACCTTAAGCAACGCATCACGCAGGTTCAGTAAGTGCGTGAGGTTCAGTGTCTCCTTAGCTGTGTGTTCATGGAAGTACCCGACCGAGATGTTCGTGCACTCCGGTACAATCTCAGCGAACTCACGTGAGTCTGTGTACAACCCTGCATCATCAGGACGGTACTGTAACTTACCCGCCCCATTCTGGTTCAATGCCTTCGCCAGCGCTGCTCCGAACTGCGAGCTACATGTCTCCCACCTGCCTTGGTGTGTAATGACTGAGCCAGTACCACGGCGGTCAAAGGATACTACAGCATTCGCGCGGAAGCTTGGATTGTCCTGGACGAATGCACTCGAGCCGATACCTCCGCATTCCTCACCTACGAAGAACATGTACCGGCCTGGCACACCAGCCTTCATCATCTCAGTCATGAGGAAGATACCCGCAGCATCATCCGCACCCAGCACAGTCTCTTTCCCTTCGTGCTCAGCGCCGATGAACAACCCATCCTTCAAGTCTAGCAAGAACAGGTCTTGTGTACCCGCTGTGTGGTGTACTGTATCTAGGTGTGAGGTGAACACCACGCCATTATCCCACTCCCCGACACGCACTTCTATGTTACCGTGCCGGTCCTTGTTAATACCCATATCCTCAGCGAGTGTTTCACAGTTCATCAAGAACTGTTCAATGTACTCTCCTGCAATTGTTTCTTCAACCGAACCGTATGGGCGGCGTAGCTCGAGCATGTACCGTAGTACTTCTGGTATTTGTTTATGCTGCATCTTGTTGTTCCTCTTGTGCTTCTCGGTCTGCAAGTAATTCGGCGTGTTCTTCTTCGGCGTACCAGTCATCGGTTTCTTCATCGTACACCGCATCATCAGCACACACCCAGTCACCATTAGCTAACAGGCGGTACTGCTCAATGTCCAGAGTGTATCCTATATTCCCACCTAGATTTGTATAATCGTGTATATCAATACGGCGAGACCCCGCCCATGACACACGGACTTCCTCTCCGTCAATCGTTAACCAGTATCCAACCTCATAGTGGAAGTACTCACCTGTTACTGGGCAGCACCTAGCACCGTAGTTCTCGGTATTATCTGGATGGTACCAAGTACCATTGTGTTCTTGGTACTGCATGTCATCTTCTGGGTAGTACTCTCCGCCAATACAGCACTGCTGCTTACCTACACCGTAGTAGTATCCATCTGTATCTTCTAGTGTAAGGCCTCTTGTACCTAAGTACACCCGCCCCTCGAATTCATTCACATCCCCACAATCATTAGAACCATCAATGTACGGCCCAGCGAATACACCCGGTGTACCAATCATAGCCAACCATGAATCTTCTAGGGCATCTGAATCTTCTTTAATACCGTAAGCATTACAAAGTTGTACCTTCGCGAGGTACTCGCCGTACCAGCGCACAATCTGGTTGTTGCGCGTGTTCAAGATACCGCGCCCTACCGGTTTACCTGCGTGCTGTGCTTCAACTAGGACTAAGCCGTTATCCCCGGCCCCGTAATGTGCACTTGAGTACGCATCACACGGATGCACACCATGTGGGCAGTTATAGTCACCCCACGGGTGTGACATACAACTAGCTAAGTCTACCCTATCTCGACACATACGGACGTACTCTTCGCCCCACGGCACGTCATTAGGATGTAGGATGAACTGGTACGTACCCACTATGCGGCACTTATCGGATAGTTCACGAGTTAACGCATCATCTCCCGTTACTTCCTTCACCGCTGCGCCCATACGCATTCTGCGGAATCGCAGATTAATTACATCATCCTCTGTCAGGAATCCAGCGAACCACGCGGTATCTTCTGCTGTGTACTGGATACCCAACAACTGGGACCAAGCTGGGGCCATGTAATGATTGGTGTACCTGCCGGAACCCACTGCGCCGTATCCACGCTTGCTAGGAACTAAATTGTATGCGGCTGCTTCCTGGGGAAGTACTCTCGTACTTAACAATCCCCAATGGTTAAATGTACTCGCTACTTCATCTAAAAAACCAGAAGTACAACGAGGCATATGGCATAATGCCATAATGAAATCTGGGCGTTTTAAATCCGGGAGGTTCAATTGGAACATCTTCGCCTTACCCCACGCCGCTGCGTGCTGTAGGTAGTAAGAGCGCACTTGGTTGTCATCTGTCTCTACCGTAGCACCCATCGCTACAGCACCGAAGATACGGGAGTACGACACCATTAAGTCTTTATCAATACAGAAATCTTTTGCCACCCGCGCGAAGTACTCTGACTTACGTTCGGAACTGTTTAGAAATACAGCCTCCGCTGCACAGTACACCTGCTCTTTAATCTCTTTGGATTGCTCCTTGGAAAGAGTTCGTACTGTCTCGGCTTTCTGCACCTCACCAACACGGAACAACGCAGTGAGTTTCTTGCGTGTCTCTGTCGCGGGTTCAGCACGGTAACGTGCACCGACGTGTTCAAGGCCATTAACTAAGTTAGGTTCAACGATACGATTCATGGTAATCCCCATTATTGTTAGGCGTAGTACTGGTACGCCAGAGTACATTCGTAATACCGCTGCACAGCGGCGTAGAATTCATTCTGAGCCTCTTTGTAGCCCGAGGCAAGGCTTTGTACTAAGTTGTAATCAAGCACAGCACAGAGCTTCTCAGCAGCCTCTGCGTCGAACATTCGCATGGTACGCATTAAGAGTACACCTTTCTCCGGTGAGCGGTACGTGATGCAGCGACGGAGTGGGGCAATCGTTTGGAGTACAGGAGGGATGCGCTTGAACACATCCCACGAGCCAATGCAGTTCCGCTGTTGCTCAAGACATAACCAGAATAGTTCAGCAGTTTCTCTAACTGTGAGCGGGTTCATGGTAGAACTCCCCATGCGTATCTTTAGCAACCTGTTCATATGCTAAAGCAGCATCTTCTGGTGTGTCGTAGTATCCTAAGTGATGGTGCTTACTATTGATTCGTATCTGGGCTTGATAACGACCACGCGCCCTGCTCACACCCTTAAAACCACTTGTATTAGCTGCTGTTTTTGGCTGATTATGAGCATTCTCTCTCTTACTAGCTGCTCGTAGATTAGCAATACTATTATTACTCTTGTCCCCATCAATGTGGTCAATAAAAGCGGGTGGTTGCTCACCATAATACAGCATCCAAACTATGCGATGAGCATATACTAACTTTCCAGCAACACCTACCTGTGTGTACCCCGCCTTATTTGTACTGCCAGCGATAGTACCAGCTAATTGCCCGCCGCTGGTACGCAGTCGAGTCAGTTCACCTGTGGCTGGATTATAGTGCAACATCTTACTAAGTAAGTTGAACATGAAACCTCCTACAATACTCTTCTAAAGACAAACCCACTCGCCAAGCTTTTCTAATGTACATTGCCTTGAGTTCAGCTTGAACGGCCTTCTGGTTGAGTTCTAGGGCTACTCTCGACCGCATGAGTAGCTCCTCTGGATTAAGTTTGAATGATGAAGCCATACTGGATAGATTTAACCTTAGCCGCGTGGTAGCGCTGTTTCATGTCAACCATAACCCATGACCACGCTTGGGATGGTTTGTACCCTTGTGCTATGTAGTAGTAATAGCTTTCTTGGGCATCGGCAATAACACTTTTTGGAATACGCATGGAATGCTCCTAGTGAGAACAACTGTACCGCCTCATGGAAGCGGTACAAGTATTCAACTAGCGGGCTATCAGTCAGTTATGCTGCGTCTGGTACTGGTAGTACTGTCAGAGCACCTGATACATCAATACCTACCGCTAACAGTGCGTCAATGATATCGCGGTCTGTAGCGCCGTTCTGCTTAGCCTGAGCAATACCAGACTTAATGCGCTCAATGCCCTTAGCTTTCTTAGCGTCGTTGTCTAAGTCTGCCGCCTTCTTAGCCGCTGCATTAGCGGCGTAGAACGACATCACAGCGGTATAGAACTGCTCAACAACTGCGTCACGGTCAGCGGCATCTGCTTTGTACTCAGTACGCATCGCTTCCAGATTGATGCCGAGCTTCTCAGCACTAGCAAAGGCTTTCTTACCGTCGAACATGTACCCGTTAGATTTCTTGTCGTACTTGATAGGCAGCAAGTGACGTAGCACTGTATCGAAATCTGCTGCATCTTCACGCTGCATACCGGATGTGAACGCTACGTTAGACGATACAAGGCCGTGGAACAAGGCGGAGATAGTTACATCACGTTTCAGGGTTACAGCCTTGGTAAGCTGTGCACGGATTGATTTAGGAGCGATTAACTTGAACGTTGTTTGAACTTGCATGATACACCTCGATTGATTTAAGTAAGACTCACATAGCGCCCCGTAGACGCTGTAGGTGTGTTACTTCTCTAGGAGTGCTTCAACAATCACCATTACAATAAAGAACACAATAAAGAACTGTACAATTCCTAACATCATAATCCCCTCGGTGGTTTAGAGCAGCCCCGGCGTTTCTCAGTGGCTCGTGTATTCGTGTCAAAGGTAGCACGTTGTTTTTCGTGGTGTACCCCAGCTTGATTCAGTTTATCTCTGCGTTTCTGTAGAGCACCGCCTTGTAGCTGGCTTAGCCCTGTGAAACTCTTTTGTAGCTTCTTAGCGTAACTCATTTCTGCACCTTTAGATGAAGCTGCAATCGCTTAATTTCTGCTACTGCGGAACTAACAGCGGCTTGTTGTTTAGCTGTGAGTACCGGAAGCGCTTTGTACCTAACTAAGCTGGCCTCTAACGCTAGTATACGTTTCTTCCAGTGTGGTCTGCTCTGTACTCTCCAACGCTGCTCAGCGTGTACTACTCTCGACATGCATCCTCCTACATTACTCAGCTAAGCATCGCTGCTTAGGTCAGTAATGTTGAGTACCGGATTATTGCTTCATGGCAACATCTGTGTACTCACGTTGATTCAGCCTCTTCGTGGTTTCCCCCGGCTCCCCAGTCGCACTGGGCTTGATGGTTTCGTTTTCAGGGCACAACCATCTAAGCGCACCCGCTACAGTGTTGAGATTACTCTCTGTCCTGCGGCCTTACTTGAATCAGTGAGTATCTAGGATTCGTGGTCATTGCACCGTAAGGTACTACACTTCACCGCAACTCTCTGTCTTGCCTGCTATCTAAGTTACTTCTTTCGGTTGAGCCTGTCAACCACTTCTTTGAATCTTTCTTACTACCAGAACACCAGAGTTTCATACGCCTTAACTGGCTAGCTACTTAAGCAAGGTAGCGTCATTCTGTGCTAGTTGCCCCGTCCTGATACAACAAAGACTACAGGTACTCACAAAAAGAAGCAAGTAGTATTTAAAGATAATTACCAATTAGCTAGTAAGTGTATGTTCTGTAAGAGTATTTAATTGCTATCTAACTTAATACAAAAGAAGCAAACAACCAATAAACACCGTAGGAATACGGTATGTAAGCTACTGTATTATAAGAAGAAACTTAGTTCCGCACTATACAGAGAGAGGAACGAACGAAAGATACGAAGAATGAGAATCTGAATGAGTGACGACAGAGAGTGTAGCAACGTGTAGCGAACGACGAACGAACGGTGAAACGTAACCTAAGAGGAGTGTAACCATTCAGAGAGGAGAGAGCGACTACACAGTGAGAGAAGAAAGCAAGTGTACTCTCGAGTGAAGAAGGAGCGAAGAAGTGCAGAGTACGAAGAAAGCAAGCCACCACTCCCACACTCCCTCGATAGACAACGATACTCTACCCGATTGAGAGCGTAGCGACCGAACGACTAGACGAGCGAAGCGAGGCTAGGAGTGAGAGAGCGTACTGAGTGGAGCGTACCCATCTCCCCACAGAGAGGAGACAGGCACACACACGATACTCTAGACGCGACACGCAGCGCACACGCACACACACACGCACCTGCGCAGGCACACACACACACGCACGCACACCCGTACGGGGGCACGCGCGCGTGGTTGAGTGGAGGGAGGCCCTCGCTTGAG